GAAGTTAATTGAGTTATTGATGAATTAAAATCTACCGTAGCATCCATTAGGTTGAGTCCAGATTGACGTGCCAATTCAAAAATTTGGTTTGAGTCCATCCCAAATGCTTCCGTATATTGCCCCATGCGACTATCGTAAATATCGAAAGTTGATTGCGCGGCGTTTGCCATAAGTTTAAATGTGTCCGCACTTTCTTTAACAAACGCTTGCGGGTCGCCTCGCAGACGTTGCCTCTCTTCTGAAGTCATAGTTGCAAAAATCCCAGTTCCACTCAATGTCTGAGCATCTACTGCACCTCTAATTTGTTCATCGCTCTGATTGACATATTGACCGAAATCTGCCGCCTTACTTGAATTCTGACTGATAATTGCTTTCAAGTTCTGTTCCGCGGTCGTACGAGCCATACCTGAAACCATCTGCGTCGACGTCGCCATAGCCGAAGAAACACCACCCAGCATCTCTGATTGAATGTTCAACGCCAAATTACGACCTGCATCACGAGCAAGACGCACATCCTCCTTGCGCTTATTAATAGCGCCCATAATTCCGCCAGCAAGAGCACCAAGCACTGCACCGACGAGTGCACCAGGGAGACTGCCAGTCATCATTCCTGCAGCAAAACCACCCATCGCTCCAGAAGCAGCGCCAAAACCACTACTGGTACTAGTTGCTGCAGCACCAAGACCACCGATAGCAATACCAGCCCCAGGGTTAAACATCGCCACTCCAGAACCGAGAGCCAAAGCACCCTTGGCAGATTCGGGAGCAATGCTAGAAAGAAGACCAAGTCCCAAAGTTGCCCCTATGCCTGTCGAAGCCCTATTATTGAAACCCTTAATACCTTTTGCTTCGTCGCCAGCAAATCTTGCGTACATCTCTGATGTTCGCTGAGCACGTGGACCGTACTTCCCCATAAATTTTTTGTATCTAGATGGATCAACACCATCTACAGACTGCGCATATCCGGGTGTGTTTGGTGTTGCCATAGCCTTCCACCACGCGCCATCCTTCATGCTCAGTTTGCGTCCACTGGCAGTCTCATAAATACCTCTATTATGCGGTCCACTAACATAACCTGGAGCAATCTCTCTGCCACCGGCAGGAGTAACACCAGTACCAGTAGGAGCGCCACCACCAGTATTATCAATACCAACCTGTGATCTCATGCCTTGCTGACGAAGGGGAGACATTGCCCCCGCCTGAGACCCCGGCGGAATAGGTATACCATAGAGTCCGCGTGCCTGAAGTTGATTGACTGCCATCGGATAACCATTAATGCTACGAGCACCGCCACCACCAGCAATACCACCACCACCAATACCTCCGCCGCCACCGGTCCTACTAGCCATACCGCCACCCGGACCATCAACATTAACAACACCAGCATTAACATTCATTAACTGAGTTTTCTGCATCTTCGCATAATCAGGAACAACACCACCAATAGTTTTCTTCATACCACGACCAGCAGCCATCAAGCCGCCCGCCAAACCAAAAGCACCAGCAGGACTATCAACACCAGCAATTTGCCTAACTGCATTGAGAACATCATTGAATATACGGAAAAGTTTTGTAGCCCCCTCAACCGCATCATTAATAAACGGTAACGCCTGAACAAAAATTTCACGAGTAGCACCAGCAAACCGACCAAACTCAGTAATAAATGCACCAACACGCGTACCAAACTCTTCAAACGCTTGCTTATTATTAAGAATCAAATTACGAGTATTATCCATCGCACTACCGAACTCACTAAACAACGGTTGCAAAGCATTCTTGATCATGTTCTCAATAACTCTGGCGGCATCAATAAAAGGACGAGTCCTATCTAAAACATCATTCCAACCATTTCTAAAATCACTCCACCAACTACTAATACCCTTCAACATCCCCTCAGCCTTAGGGAGATAATTGTTGATCATCTTGGCAAAACCATCAGCCAATTTTGCAAAACCGCTAGTAAGACCATCCATCATGGAACCCTTACCAAAAGTAGTAATAGTCCCAGTGACCTGAATCAAAGTACGTCTAATAGTATGTTGAATTTCACTCAACGCATCTTTTGAAGGCCCCAAGAATATTTGACCGAAATCAGCAAAGTCAGCCTTAATAATATTCATTGCTTTCTTAAAGCGACCGATAAGAGTATCGTTGACAGCAGCGAACTGACCATTCACGCCACCTATGACGGACAATGTTCCATCAAGGATCGCACCTTTTAATTCAGCAACAGTATCAATGCCCTTGGTCTTTGCTTCCTTAAGAGCATTCTCCATTGCAGGACCAAGGTCCTTGGCAGATGCAGTAATCTGAGCAAAAGTAGCCTTAGGGTCTTGAAGCATCCCAACCAAAGCACCAACAGCCTGCGCCCCCTGAGCAACATCTTGACCAGCAGCACCAAAATCCATCAAACTTTTAACAAGAGCCTGAGAAGACTGTGTATAGACGCCCTTTTTTGATATTTCGGAATAAATAGAATTTAAATCTTTAGCACTCAAGCCTGCAAGGTCAGTATCGCGAGCCATGGCGCGCATTTCTTGACGAACCTGATTCATTCCAGAACCAAATTCGTTTTTGCCCATCTTCTTATAGGCAAACATTGCGGCTTGATTTTCCCTGATGGCGGCGGCTGCAGTTCCAGCAGCGACGGCGATGGAGGCTAGTCCGGCTGCAACACCTTTTGCTATATATCGGAATGCTTTCATTGCTGCATTACCAAGAACAAACGCTCCGTGGACACCAACCATAGCGGCAGCAAGCGCACCAAGTTGTACTGCAGCAAATTTTGCTGACATACCCACGAATTTGGTGAGGGCGCCACCCATCATCTTGACCATTTTGTCGACTCCGTCAAAATGTTTTTTCCATTTCATGTCCATGCTGTCGAGGTTGGCAGTGACACGATTTTTTAGCAGGGTGACGTGGTCGTTGAGACCATTTATTTCACGTTTGAGTTTACGGAGTTGTTGTTCACCGTGGACTTTAACTTTGACTACAAGTCCAACTTTATCCTCTGCCATTATTGCTCCCGGGAATCCGTATAACTATTAACGAGGATTCCGTTTTTTCATTTCTCGGTCGCGATCCTCATTATCCTGCTGTATTACTTTAGCACAAGCAAGCAATATCATCCATTCGTCTTCATCGAGACGAAGGAGGTCTAAAGGATTACTACCCCAGAGTTCACCGAGGCGAGCGGCGCTTATAACCGAAGGGTCGTCAACTAGTTCTTCGAAGACGACATCGTAGGGTCCACGGCATCAACGGTATCCGAATACCCAGCAGCGTCCAAAATAGTCAGAGCAGCAGCCTCAATGTGTGGATCGACACCAAAAAACTCGCGAACAGCGTCAGGGACAGGTCGTGTCGTATCGGTCATCTTAAGAACTTCTCTGGAAGCAAAGTTAAGACCATGACCGTCTTCATCAAAGACTTCTTCGCCGTCAATGAGAATACCGTCGGTTGTGTGTCCAACTAGATAGCAAGCAAACTTGCTGGCATCCATTCCGGCCTTAGTGTCTTCACCAGAATTACGGCGCCAGGCCTTCATCTGCTGTTGGGTAATGTTCGGGCGAATGCGTAACTGCACGCCAGGACGTTCCGGAACATTAATTACAATATGAGCACGCTCAACCTTTTTGGCGATGGTCTCCTTCAATCTCTGAAGAGGAGATGTTTCGATAGCAGATTCTCCAGCAGACTTAGATGCCTTGCTGGTCTTTTGCGGCTCTGTAGTTTCTTCTGTGTATAGGGGTTCTGTCATGATTGAAAACCTAGCACAGCAATTCCTGTAGTAGTGGAACTACGAAAATTATTATCAGGATGACTACGGCGTTGGTTTGGCTGGCGTGCTGACGCTCTGCACAGAGAACGTCATAGAGAACATGGCGGGAGCGCCAGATGAGGCATCACCGTCTGGCTCCGACAATGCTACCAAGAGGGCGTTTGTGTACTGTCGGTCACTGCCCCTGACCTGAATGTCACAGTCATATACTGAAATGTTGATGTCATAAAAAGCGCGACCGACTCTCTGGCGCAGTACGTTGATTTTTGCTGCAATATTGCTATCATCCTCAGTTATGCCGTCATCTGCACTGTCATCATAATAGGCAGTGAGCGAAATATCGCCGATTTCTGCTGGAGCGCAAAGTAGGCTGGGGAACATTGATCCACCGTCGTAGACTTTTTCCACAGATGCAGTGATTTCTCCACCAGAAACCTGAGGGAACCTAAAGTCGGTCCACTTGGGACTAGTTGTGCCAGCCTTCGGGGTGATGGTCGCTACTATTTGCCTTGCAGAAACTTTTGATGCCATGAGCATTCTCCTCTATGAATTTATTTTCAGACTACCGAAGCCGTAAGGCTTGATTTAATAATATCAACTTGAATAGAGTCGCCGATTCCAGTAACACGGAGTCCAACACGAGCCGTCACTGTTCCATTAACCAAATTGGCGAGTGGGTTAATGCTTGAATCGCATATGACCGTGTATCCATAGTCGATTTGACGTCCATTATTGTCAAATGCTGGATAAATGGCGCCAATTGTGCGCAATTCTTCCATAATTGACTGAAGACGCTGCTTGATTGAAACAAACAGTGCATTTCGTGCATCGATTGGTCGGAACAAGACGTCTTCAAGACTGCGGTACGATTCAACAACAACATGGTTCAAAACGTCCTGTGACGTAATGTAACGGAAGTTTGGCAAGTCTCCAGAACATGAACGTGCACCATAAATACGGATAGTGTTGTTAATAATACGAATCGCATTAATTGATTCGGCATCAAGACTGTCACCCAAAGTTGAACCAATAGCAAATTCAATACCATTAACAAATCGTGCGGTACTTGTTACACCAGCACCAGGCTGGTGGGGTCCAACGTTATTGTGTGCTCGTGCTCGTGCGCCAGCAGCATAGCCGACCGGCGGAATTAATCTATTGACTCCGAGCGTACCTGTCGGTACGTAAACCCATGGGGCAAAAAATGCTACATGTTCAGCATTGTCGCTTCCTTGGATTCCTTGAGTGATAGAGATGAGATCGTCGTAGTCTCCGGATGCCGAGGCGTCGTTGGGGTCTGTTCCTGCGTCTGCGTAGAGGAAGGCTAGACGGTTCATTGAGTTTGCGTGGGCGATGAGTTCGTCGTTAATCCCTGTTGACTCTGGGCAGGCGACGACGCCTGTTCCGTATGAGTCAAGGAACAAGTCCAATGCGTCGACGAGGTCGGAGTCGGCGACTGCCGTTCCGGCGGTACCATCGACGTCCGAACTGTCACCAAAATATTTCTCAGCGGCTGCACTTGCTAACTCAGTTGTTTCTTTTCCGGCAACAACTTGTGCGGTGCACAAAAGGCTAGCAACGGGATGAACGTTAATTTTTCCGGCGATCTGCTGGTTGGTCGTACAGTTTCCTGTAGACATTATTAGTGTTCCGCCCTTGTATATTTTGACTACTGCAGTGCTGGCTGCGGTGCCTGCTGTAACAACTGCTGACAATCTTTCAGCACCGCCAGCGGCAGATGACCATGTTCCTCCACCAACTGCGATAAGGGTAATGACTGTGGCCGAATTCGAGTTGTTTTTAAGGGAAAGTCGTCCTGCTACCGAATCTGAAGCGAGAGCGCGAGCGACATAGCATTGCGAGCCGCCTTCTTCGAAGAAAGTTTCAACGGTCGAATACAGGTAGTTCCCATTGACGTATCCACCATAATGGAGTTCGAATTGTTCCATTCCGGTGATTAGTGTGGCCACGTCGGTGGGTCCGCGGAAGGCTTTTCCTACAAAAAATGCTTGTGATGACTCGCGTACGGTTGTCGTTGTGGGACCTGTTCGTACAGCGGTACTAATGTTAATTCCGGGCATAGGACCTTCCTACCTCATCGCTCAGACCGGCTGAAAATACTGCCAGTACTTTGTATTGTATCTAATTATTAGTGTTCTCTAATGTAACTGCAGAGTAAAACTTTTATCGTATTTATATGTTCTTGCTGGTTTCTGGTGTTTCTTCTGCTGTTGTTTGTTCTTCGGTTGCTTCTTGTTCCTGCGGTTGGGGTGTTTCGGTTGCTGCGGGAATTTCTTCTGCTTCAGTGTTTTCTTGGCTTATTGCTTCTGATTCTGTTGTTTTCTTTTTCTTTTGTTTGGTTGCTTCTGTGGTTTCTGGGGTTTCTGCGGTGTTTTCTGCAGCGTAAATTGCGTTTGCTACAAGTTTTGCGAAACCTTTTCGTAGATAGCGTTCAAGGTTTGAGTTAATTTCTGATACCGCAAATTTTTCGCCTGACATTACGTGGTTGCCAAAAATGTTTAAATTTGTGTTTGCCAAATTAACGTATACATTCATGCCTTTGGACGTAAAGTCAACAAAATCTGTGTCATTTGCGACTCTGAAAAATGAGTTATTCATATAAAACCTCTTAGTTTCTAGTAAATAATAGCCTAGTCTATGATGTCAACACCCAAACCACTTAGGTTGAAGGTAATATCAACCTCGTCGAGGTTTGCAATATCTGCCCGAGAGACAACTTCGTTCATGTAAATTGTATATCCCAAATATGCTCCAGCGAGAACCCTATCACCTTTAAGGAGGGTTAAATCAGAATACTCTTCACTTAAAGACGTTTGTTCAATCTCTGCCTTGAATGTCTGGCGGGGGTCTACAAATTTCATCGAGGGGTAGTCAAGTAAGGATGAACGAAGAATGGCGGACAGCCTGTCACGCATGAGTGTTGTTTCTTCAGAACCTTCTGTTCGAACCCAAACATAAGTTCGCATATTGTAAGCAACGCGATATTCGGGGTCTGAGCCAATAAAGCCCAGACGATCAAAATATGATGTGGAAATAGCAACCGTGATAATGGTGGGCCATTCGTCCATTGCTAATGGTTCGTAGGTAAGAAATTTGATTGGCGTTGGGAGTGTTGCATCATCGAGACCCCAGCCATTTCGGTATGCCACTATCCTAGTTGGAATATCGTAAGATAAATAGTTGTTTACAAATGATTTTGCAAAATGTGATCCGTGCATTAGTGGGGCGGGCATATTTATCCCTTAATTCCAAAAGTTTCGCCATCAGCAATATATTTCACAGCCCACTTGCCCCATTTATTGGCAACATTATTGGGTTCAAAAATGATTGGGCGTTTAGGCATTTTTGTTGTTCCGTATTGATGGAATTTGGCGTATTCAATATTAGTGCCAAAATACGCTTCGTCATCTTTGATGTCGTTTGGTGCACCATGAAGACTTCTGACGCTGTTAAATAGTTGCCCGCTACGAATCAAAATAGGCCCTGCGGAACCTCTCCATGCTGCGTACTTTGGACTTAAAGGTTTCCATCCGCCATAATTTCCGCCCTCTGTTTTGAAGTTATTCGACCATTCTTTTTCTAGGTCGCTGCGTATATCATTGAATATTGGTCGGAATGATTTCATGCGTCTTTGCATGTCGTCAATTCTGTCAAAACCTTGAGGATTTTGAAGCCTAGAAGTAATTTCGACAACTAATGGCCTGGCCATTATGCAGCCCTCACTCGGCGATAACGCTTAACGGTCATTAATTCTGAATCCATGAAACCTGTTTGCAATGGTGCGACATTGCGAGTATTGAGGTCTTTAACACCAACGACATCGTCGTGCATGTTTTGCATTTCTCGTACTGCGGCACGGAGAATCAGCAGTTTAAATATTGCTATTTCAGTACCATCGATGCCTGCCTCGTAGTCGATTGTGACAACGTCGTTAGCAAATCCACGATAAAGATCAATGCCAAAACGACGAATCACATAGTCGCTTCCTGTTGCTATGGCGCTGCCGCCTACTGTCATTGCACCAATTGATGCTGGCATGTCAATAACGGAGAATGTATTTGTTGTTACTTCGGTTATTTCACGAGCAACTACGTTGTACAGAATCGGTACCATGCTTTTGATGGTCACTCTTTGGCCGCGTGTAAATTTATGACTACTTGCGGTGTAAGTAACTTTTGTGCCTACTTGTGAGACTGCCGTGACTGTCGCCGAACGTTCCATTGCTTCACTCATGTATTGTCCAGAGACTGACCAGTTTTTGATGAATACGCTGTTGACTTTTACGATTGGGGAGTTTCTGACGCCGATTGTTGATGGCGGTTGCGAGTAGGAGATTGGTGACATGGTTGTGTCTAGGGATGTGTTGTAAAAGAATGATGATGTGGGCATTCCGACGTAGTCTGAGGGGATGACGTATTCTTCTACGAAGTTTTGGACTTCTATTGGGCGTCGTAAAAAGGACTCCAATTCACTTTGAAGTCCAGCCAACACAATTTCAGCCGCATCTTGTTGGCGTAGTGAGAAGCGGATGTCCATATATGTGGTTAAATCATTGACACTAACCAGCATAACTCACCATCCTGTAAATAGAATATTACGAATTATCAGCGTCCGCCACTACGGATAATGTCACGAAGACGAGCAGTCGGATTCACACCACGACCAGCACGACGACGACGACGCTGAAAAAGATTTCGTGCAGCACGACGAATTCTTCCAGGAGTACGTCCAGTGTCAATATCTGCTGTTGTGCCAGGCTGAACCTTAATCCAACCGATGTTACGAATGTTGCGCATAATAACCATCCTTTATGTATGTGCAGTTTTTATTCTACCACGATTATCTATCAGGATTTGGCGGCGCCTCTGCAACAATGGGCATTTTATCCACAGTCCCTGGAGGTGCCTCAACCGGAACCCACGCCCGAGAATAATTAT